CACGATCAGCGAGAGCAAGCGGTGTGCCAGCTGCGCCAGAAGCGTTGGTTTCTTGAATCGAGAACACTGTGTTCGGATCATCAATCACGAGAGCCTCAACGGTCGAGCCGGTGAGAACGCCGGGGTTGCCGGGCCAGTAGTTCTGGAACGTCACAACGCCAGTGCTGCTGGTGTACTTAACACCCCAGAACACACCAACGCAGGTAGATCCAGCAACGCCAACACCAAGTGTGCCGTCAGAAAGAGTTGTTACAGGGTCGCCACGGAACAATGCAGTCGCGTAGGTGCTTGTGATTTGGTAAGGGTTAGTCGCGCCAGTCCAAGCAGATCCATCAAGTTTCTTGACGGGCTGAAAACCATTAGGCGCATTCGTTCCGTAAGACATACGGTTTCTCCATGCTAAAATGAATGATTGGGCTTTAACCTGCCTGCTAGGTGACGCGATACGTGACGCGACATCGAAACGGCTACCTGCCGAAGGAGTGGATAACGTGACCACCATCGAGGTGCAGGGTACGTGACCTGCGTCGAGGATATAATAAATAACTCAATTCAATATCTACGTCAACAACATAAAAAAGCCCCCGCTCAGTTTCCCAAGCGGAGGCAGTTGCCACAGTGTAGAGCTTGCACTGTGGACCGGAGGTTAATCCTTAAAAGATGTAACGCGCTCGAACGATACGCCGCTATCTTTATCTTCAAAACGCGGCAGGTTCGGGTCGTTCTGACCAGTCCATGCTACGTCTTGCAGAGTTTCAATGTTTTCCAGATCGCGATCTTCAATCCGATCATTAACGTCCCGCGTTGGGCATTCGCATAGCATTAGACCGCCGCGACGAATAACCTGAGCTTCCATGCCTTCATAGCCGGGAAGGGGAGGAGGAACCATTTCAGGGTGGCGTGATGCAGGAACTGGAGCCCAGCCCTTGATCATGCGATCCGTCATGTTGTCTGGATCTGGTTCGTTAAGGGTTGATTCGCGAACCCAAGCATATGTCATGTTCGCCGGGATCTTATCCTTTGGAACATATAGCTTTGATTGAAAGTGGGTTTCAGGACGCTTGCGCAGACCTGATTCGCGTGATTCTGATGCTCGGCTTTGCGAGGCTCTTGATGCTCGTGCCATTATTAAGATCCTTTATTCTGTTTCATCATGTGAATTGCGTAATATTTTTCAGCCTCAAGATCAGTCATGCGACCACCCTTTGGACTACGAATTGCACCCGACTGGGCCAGCTGGTGCGCCATGCGACGCTGATCAGAAGACAGGCGGATAGTCTTTGAGTTTTTGCCTTGCTGGTTTGGCGCACTGCGCTGGACAGGGGCAACATTAGATTCGCGAGACATTGGCGGCGTTCTCTTGCTTGGGGTTGATACAGTCGAGAATGCGTCAGGATACTCCTTGCGCATGTGCCGGTCAATTTCCGTAAAGTAGTCAACGCCACCGATTTCGTCGTCACGACCTTCTGAACGATACCGACGCTCGATGCGGCGCGCATACAGCGTTGCCTCTTCGTGCATCTCAGGATCGAACTCAGAAGACTGCGGCTGGAACCATTCGTTCTTCTGGATCCATCCAGCTGTGCGAGGCTCAAGTGTAGTCTGAGGCTCAGCTCTCGGTTGAACTTGCTTCTGGACTTCTGGAGTCGATACCTTTTGCTCAGCTTCCCAGTTCTCAACGCCAGTCAGATCGTTCTGCAGTTTGTAGTAAATGCTCTGCAGTTCGATGACCTGCTCACTGTCGCCCATAGAGTGTGCGTCTATCAGCTTCTGCTTTACCGCACTGGCTTCATTTATGAGATTGTTCTTGTAGTGCGTCATCATTGCAAAGTCGGATTGCTGACGCATCTGAGCTTCATTCTGCAAGCGAGATTCAGCATCCTGCGCACGGCGCTCAGCTTCAGCCGCCTTACGGGATAGCTCAGCTATGCGCTTGTCAGGGGAGCGCTTACGTTTCGGAGCCTCTTCTTCTTCTTCCTCAGGCTCTTCTTCTTCAGGCTCTTCTTCTTCTAACTCTTCTTCCTCAGGCTCTTCTTCGGATTCTTCTTCCTCATAATCCTGAAGGCTTTCACCGAGATCGTCTTCAGTTATCTCAATGTCTATGTCTTCTGTCGGGCCTTCTTCCGTAATAGGAAGTTCTGGAATTTCTGTGTCTTCTGACATGTTCTACTCCTTAAAAATTGCCAGCGGATTTGCCGGATTCAACGTCTTCTGGCCCAGAGATAACCGCCATAACGCGATCATCAGGCAGAAGCGCCACCGCAACACCGCGATAGGAAACCATTGTGGATTCGTAGCGCGGGATAAGGATCCAGTCCCCAACCTTGCACCACGGCCCAGAACGCTCGAACTTCTCACCCTGATAGGCTTCAGGCCCAACGGCGCACACCAAGGCAGAAACCGAGGAATACTTGTCTTCAGCGCGAACCGTGTCAGGCAGGTAAAGCGTCACTTCCGTGCCGTCTTCCTGCTTGATCGTCTTCAGCTCTTCAGGGCGGATATAAATTTTTACAGCCACGAGATACCCAGCTGGCCGCATATCGAACGGCTGGCCTGTCATCTCTATGAACTGCTCATCGATGAATTGCTGCGCAAGCACCTCTTCATGCGGCTCAATGTTACTCATGCTCATTAGTAATGACTCCTTGTTTTTTGTTCCGGTATTTTATCGTCATCAGGCTGCATCATACGCTTATACTCGTCGGCGATGACCTGAATTGCAGCCGTATAGCCACGCACCAACGCATTCCCCTCCAGAACCTGAAGGGCAATCTCTTCTGCCGACGACGCAGGAACATAACGCTCCCCTTGGCTTGACGGCTTAAAACGTGCATTTAATGAGTATTCTGTGGCGCGATCTCGCAGCTCACTGATACGCTCAACCGCTCTGCGGCTTAGTTCTTCTGCGCTCAATTTTTTTCTCCGGTAATTTTTCGTTGCAGCGGTAAGTCTTTGCCTACCTTCTGCGAATATTTAGTTGTGCACGACCGCACTGTTAAGGCACGGTCGCGCTCTCTTTATTACTTACCGCGTACCTTGTTCATGGCATTGGTGATTACACCTTCGGAAGTCATCATGCCTTTACGAACTTTGGCAGCACCGCCAGCAGCTTTTTTCACCACACCGCCTTTGGCAATAGGCTGACCGGGCCGTAGGAGCTGCATAGCCGTCTGTTGAAATGCTGGTGAGCCAGCCGTTCGAGACCCCCCACCGAGAAAATTATCCCCCATAGGTCTTTCTCCGCGTTCGCCAAGCCCTCGCATCATTTGCTCACGCCGCTGATCCATAGGCGGGTCAACCGCGCGTGGCATCCCCTTAATCGACCCGAGGGTAGGCGCTGGCCCTCCGTCGTTTGGCCCACTGCCACGCGGTGAAATACCGCGTCTAGCATCTCGCGCAACCTTCCTGCTGGCCATCTCAGCCCTTCTCGCTTCTAGGCGTGTCCTTGCCGGACTTTCTGGGCCGAAGTTGCCCCTGCCAAGCAGTGCCGGTTGTGCCTGCCCAAGCTGTTGCTCCGCAACCTCATTCCTTACCCTAGGCTTCATCGATGCCCTTCTCTCTGCTTCAGCCTTTTCAGACGCATTTATACGCGCATTAAATTGCGCAGGGGTTTCGCCTTCATTTCTAGCGTATTTACTCATGACAATTACCTTTCTTACTTGCCACGAACTTTGTTCATAGCATCGATGATTGTACCTTCAGGCGTCATCATGCCCTTGCGAACCTTAGCAGCGCCACCAGCAGCTTTCATCATAGGCTTACCGCCATCAGCATAGGCCATACCGCCACCCATTTTTTTAACGGGCTTGTCACTATCAGCGTGTACCCTGCCGCCGTGCATTTTCTTAACGGGCTTCTTCATACCCTTCATTCCCTTCATAGGCGAACCAATAGCGATCATGACAGCGAGGCCGCTTTTCTTTGGGTCGCCGCCCTTTTTCATGTAGCCCATTTTGTTACGGACTTCTGTAGGCAGCTTTTTCAAGCCGGGATTCTTAGCTTCATCAACAGGCTTCATAGCGCCGCCTTTTTTAAACTTTTTTGTAACTTTAAGCCCATACCCCTTTGGAGGGCCTTGTCCAGCCATAGAAGCCGCAGAAGACGAAGGCTGACTGATAGCAGTAGGGCTTAGTCGGAAGCCGCCGCTACCACTGCCGCCGCCGCCACCGCTGCTGGACACAAGGTTGTAATTTAAATTTTGAAGGGGTTCAGAACCCCTACCCGAAGAGCCTTTAGTAGACCCAGAACCTTGCTTATATTTTGCAATCTTGCCGCCATGCTTATAACCGGGGCCCTCAGAGCGCATAGCACGGCCAAGAGTATCAGCTTCGCTCTGCGTGACCTTCGCTTTAGCCAAGCTCTCACGGCGCTTGCGCTCAGCTTCACGCTCAGCTGCAGTCGGCTGGGGAGGAGTCGGCTTCTTTACAGAGCCACCAACCTTATAGGTCGGGATTGGACGGGCGTTCGCACGCTCCTGAAGCGCCTTTGCACCATTCGGTTGCTTGGGCATAGGCTCAGCGATTGCTGGGCCAAAAATCGCACGAGCCTTAGCCCGCATGTCAGTCATTTTCATTGGTAACCTCCATTATTACGCAGGGCCTCGGACTGCATCTTCATTGCTGCAATCCGTTCTCGTGAAGCCCGGTCTTCCGCGTCAGTCTGGGCTTCTAATTGCGCCTTTGCCATATCGACTTGGGCGTCAAGTTTACTATCAGCATCGCGCTGCTGAACCTTCATCTGCTCCACCTGAAGCATCGGATCAGGGCCCGGAGGCTGAGCTTTATAGGATGGCGCAAGCTGCTGCATGGCCTGTGCAACCATAGCCGCAAGCTGGTTCTCAATCTCTGGTGGCAGCGGTTCGCCCGGAGGCGGTAACGGCTGGCCAATGATCTGCTCAACCTGCACGCGCATCTTCAGAGCCAAATGCTCGTTGATGTGTGCCTGCAGCGCTGGGTTCTCTTCTGCAATCGGTGCGTGCGCCGCGATGTGTGCATCGTGATCCTGATACGCGCCAGCAACCAATGGCTTACCCGTCAGCGCGTTCTGGTTCTCAGACAGCGGATCCAGCGGCCTTGGCTTGGCCTGCTCAGGCAGCAGCAACAATTCTATCTTCTCTTCTGGTATACCCATCTCAACATACATCTGGCGATAGGCTTCACGCAGATTGTGCTGGTCAGGCTGCTGTGTCGCAAAGCGCAGCAGAGCTTCTGCCCGCATCATGCGCTGTGCCGACGACGAAATGTTCGGATCGCTTACTGGAATGACATCGATGTTGTTCGAGAAGTCTTCCCGCATGATTGCCGACATCCCGCCGCGAACTGGGAATGGATACGGTTCGTCTGGCAGATACTTGCCAAACAAATTCGCAATCATCTTCAGTTCCCGATTGAATGCCTTATGCGCCCTCTTGAGGGTCGCCGACTGGAGTCGGGTTGCCGCTTCCATAAGAGCCACAGTCGTTCCAACTGGGGCATCCTGTCTGCCTTCGCCCACGGCAATCTCCGCCGTGTTTGCAAGATTCCGCGCACTTTCATAAGTTTCCTTCAGCAGTGCCAAAGAAACCTGCGAAGGTTCCTTGTATGGCATCGTCATGATTGCGTTCTGAATCGGCATCCCGCCCGTGTCAATTTCACGGAACTCAGTCGGACCAATCCCAATGTTGTTGTCGTCCAGACGCATGCCCTTAACGCGCAAGCCGCCGGGGAAATTGTTCAACGTCGCTGCGTCAATCAGCTGGCGGCGGATCGATGTCGCCGTCTTGGCCGAGTTGCCTAATAAATGGGCATAGCCAAGGCCGTAGAAGCCAACGCCGGGCATCAGCTTATAGTGAACGAACGAACTCTCACGCTGGAACGTGGGATCGTCTTCCTCATAGTTACGATAGATCGACAGAACCTTACGGCTGCCCTCTTCAATCGTCACGATATACGGCAGAGGAATGCCATCCTCATTCTCATAGCCTTCGAGATTCAGGTCGGCATAAACCTCATAGATCTTGTATTCTTCTGTGCCTTCAGCGCCCGGCTCAACACCCTGAACGCCGTCAACCTGCGCCTGAATAGGCGTCTGATCCGTATCATCCGGCTGCGGATCACCGACCTTGATGTCGCGATACACACCAGCCAGCTGCGCTAAACGGAAGTTCCGGCGCGTCATTGGCGTAATGTGGCAATAGCGCGGGCTTGTTTCTAAATCCGTCGTGCCATACGCAACAATAAAGTTATCCGGCAAAACAAAACGACTTACCGGGCGTCCCAGCATCCGATCCTGATATACTTTCTTGAACGTCGAGCCCACCAGCGCCAACCAGAACAGCATCTGGTCGAACTCTTCGTAGAACTCAGGCGCCAATTCCGTAAGGTAAAGGTTCATGAAATCCTTAACCCGCGCCGCCTGCGCATCCAGCTGCTCGTTCGCAACGCCAATGACCTGCGTCTTCACAGGGCCAGCCGCCGGCAGCAGCTCACCACAGGCCACAGCCTGCCAACGCACAACAGCTTCTGCCAAGAGTGGATCGTAAACGCCACACGCGCCCTTAAACGGCGTCTGGCGGTCTTCGATCTTCAGACCCATCAGCTTGATGCCCTCAGACATCGTGGTTTCCCACTCAGCGCGTGACTGACGATCTTCCTCAACGCCACTGAGCAGCATCTCGCCAACACCGTTCAGAGCCATGTCGTCCATGTACAGCGCTAGGTTCGAATCGTGGGTGGCTTCTTCTTCAACATCCATCTCTGGATCAAAATCAATCTCAACGCCGCCATCATCCATTTCGGTGATCTCAGCGCCATCGACCATCTCAGGGCCGTCCATTTCAATTTCGTATTCTGCATCGCCCTCAGGCATGTCAACGTCAACACCGCCAATGCCCTCGAACTGAGGACGCAGTGTATCTTCGATAGTCATCGGTTTACGGGCCATTATGCCTCCTATCAATAAAATGAAGCGCGTTCAAGCGGTACGTCATAAACCTCTTCATATGGGTTATCCGTATTGTGTACCCATCCTGACTGTTTAATACGTAAAAACGCCATTGTCATCGTGTCAACCCAGTCTCTCGAATCAGCTGCAGGAAACTGTACGCACTGTTCCATAAAGTCACGCGCCCACGGCCTAAGCTCATCATATGACGGCTTCATCGCCGGTAGCCACACTCTACCATTTTCTATCAAGTCAGTCACTAACCGAACACGCGCTATCTTATCACCAAACTTATCAGGATTAAATGGCGTTGCAACAATCCCCGCCCTGCCCAAATCCTGTATCAGCATCTGGCCGTTCGCCTTGGCTTCCACCAGCACTGTATCCGGCTGCCTGTTCTTCGATACCTTAATCGGTACGCGATAGTTATCGTCACGGTAATCAATCGCCATGCGCTGCACCATGCGTCTCAGTATTGGCCACTCCGCACGGTCGCGCCACACCGACAACAGTATCAGATTCGGTATATCATTCTCATCGTCAAACACGCCCCACGTCGTGGACGCGCTAAACGCCGATGTCTTGTTCGCCGTCAGCGCCGTATCCCACGCCTGTATAACGTACTTGACTTCCGGCGGATCCGGGGAGCGCCACCACTTAAACCACGTCTGATCGATGATACCACCAGCATCCACAACCGGATTCTGCTGATACAGCGACGACCAGATACGGCTCGTCGTGGAAGGCTGGCGGCGGATCTTTTCGAGTTCCTCTTTCGGGAACTGCTCCGGCCACAGTGCATCCCCGGGCTCTCGCCCCAGAATGTCGTTATCCACCGCCAGTGCGGGCAAAATCACCCGCTCCCACTTCTCACCCTCACCATCCCGCTCGCCCTGATCCAAGCGACCCATGTGGTCACCCAAATGCCAGCGCGTTCCTATCAGGATGATAGGCGTGTCCTTGTTCTTACGGCGCGTGAAAAAATCCGCACCGTACCAAGCCCATAATTTATTCCGCTCACTGTCCGACTCAGCCGCCTGAATACCCGACAGCAAATCGTCTCCAATCAATATATCCCCGCGCCGACCCGTCACGTTCGCACCAACAGCCGTCGCGTGATAACCACCAGCCTGCGTCGTCATCCACTCGCCAGCCGCCGTCTTGTCAGCACTAATCCCCACACCCGGAAACAACCGCCTGTGTTCGTCGCCCTTAATTACGTTACGAACCTTCAGACCAAACGAATCCGACAGCTCCTGCTTGTGCGTCGCAAAAATCACGTTCTTCGTCGGGTTCTTCGACAAGTAATAGGCCGGGAAGTAATGCGACGCGGCAAACGACTTGCCATGCCCCGGTGGCATCGAAATCATCAGCCGCTGTATCTTACCCTCAGCAACCTCATCCAGCTTATCACAGATCAGCTTCAAATGCGGCGGCGGCTTCAACCCACTCACATACTCAATATACTTCGCAAACGACGCCATCGCCTCTTCGCGTTCAACTAACTCATCCAGCAAGTCATCGGTCGATAGGTTATCGTTCATTCCGTTTTAGAGGCCATTACAGCAGCGATTTCAGCGTCCATTTCAGCAAAAATTTCCGTCTGCCGCTGCTCCATCATCACTTTAGCCATCTCAAACGCATCTTCAGCTATCCGCCCTCCAATGCCTGTGCT